ACTTGAACGATCTAGAAGAGCTTTGTGATCTTGCTGTTCGTGCGCTAGAAGAAATCATCGACTATCAGCGTTATCCAATCCTTGCTGCGGAAAAGTCAACAAAGGCTCGTCGTAGTCTCGGCATTGGTTATATTGGTCTTGCACATTATCTTGCAAAGAACAAAGTCCAATACAGCGATCCACAAGCATGGAAACTAGTGCATGATCTAACAGAAGCGTTCCAGTATTATCTGCTTAAAGCAAGTAACACACTTGCCAAAGAGCGTGGCGCTTGTGAGTATTTCAACCGTACTAAATACAGCGATGGTATCCTTCCTATTGACACATACAAAAAGGATGTAGATACGATTGTGGAGAACAAGTTAAACTATGATTGGGATGCTTTACGCATGGACATCAAAGAGCACGGCCTCAGGCACTCAACTCTGTCCGCACAAATGCCATCAGAAAGCTCATCCGTTGTGTCAAATGCAACAAACGGTATCGAGCCACCTAGAGGCTACTTGTCCGTTAAGAAGTCAAAGAAAGGGCCTCTTAAGCAGATTGTTCCACAATATCAAAGTCTTAAACAATACTATACCTTGCTGTGGGACATGCCTAGCAACGAAGGTTACATCAACACTGTCGCAGTAATGCAAAAGTTCTTTGATCAAGCAATCAGCGGCAACTGGAGTTACAATCCAACACACTTTGAAAACAACGAAGTGCCTATGAGCGTTATGCTACAGGATATGTTAATGACATATAAACTAGGTTGGAAGACAAGTTACTATCAGAACACGTATGATTACAAAACTGATCCGAGTGAACTAGAAGACGAAAAGCCAGTAGAACTAGCACCATCAGAGCTTAATGGAAGCGAGGATGATATGTGCGAAGCCTGCGCAATATAAAAAACACTTGACATACAGCCCTAACGGGCTGTATACTTCTCTGTATACAACCATAAAAGGATAAAAAATGTCGAAGACTGTATTCAATCAAGAAAAAGTTGATTTCACTAAACAAAACATGTTCTTTGGCGAGGATCAAAATACTCAGCGTTATGATACATTTCGCTTTCCGGTCTTCGACAAATTGAACCAAACCATGCTGGGCTACTTCTGGCGTCCAGAGGAAGTGAGTTTGCAAAAAGACCGTGCTGACTTTGCCAACTTCCGTCCAGAACAAAAGCATATCTTTACTGCTAATCTAAAGTATCAAACACTGCTAGATTCAGTACAAGGACGTGGACCGTGTTTGGCTTTCTTGCCACACGTATCACTGCCTGAACTAGAAGGCTGTATTGTTACTTGGGACTTCTTTGAAACTATCCACAGTCGTTCGTATACACACATTATGAAGAATGTATATGCTGATCCAGCAGAAGTGTTTGATACAATCCTAGACGACGAAAAAATTATTGCTCGTGCAACTTCAGTTACCAAACACTACGATGCATTTAATGCAGCAGCAGATGCATATTTCCATCGCGGAGAAGGCAGTCTGTACGAAGTTAAAAAGAAAATGTATCTTGCAATGATGACAGTGAACATCCTTGAAGGCCTACGCTTCTACGTTAGCTTTGCATGTACTTTTGGATTTGGCGAACTAAAGCTAATGGAAGGTAGTGCAAAGATTATTTCATTGATTGCTCGCGATGAAGCACAACACTTGGCACTAAGCACACACGTTATTAAACTTTGGGCACAAAGCAAAGATGATCCAGAAATGGCCAAGATTGCCAAAGAATGTGAAGAAGAAGTTTACGACCTATGGCGTGAATGTGTTGCTGAAGAAAAAGACTGGGCAGAGTATTTGTTTAAGGATGGCAGCATGATTGGTCTTAACACCACATTGCTAAATCAGTATGTGGAATACATTGCCAATCGTCGTTTAAAAGCACTTGGTCTTAATGCAATCTTTGATCAGCCAGTAAACACCAACCCACTTCCGTGGACACAACACTGGCTATCTAGTTCAGGCTTGCAAGTTGCTCCACAAGAAACTGAAGTTGAAAGTTACATTATTGGCGGCATCAAACAAGATGTTGACAAAGATAAATTAAAAGGATTCAGTCTATGATCGAGATCTACGGTAAAGCACAATGCCCGTTCTGTGACAGAGCAAAGGCATTGTGTGAACAACGAAATTACAAATTTAAATACTATCAACTCGATGTAGACTTTACTCGCGAAGAAGTATTAGAAATGTTTCCAGGAGCACGTACTTTTCCGCAAATCAAAGTAGGCGGTTCGCCAATTGGCGGGTGGGATAAATTTCCACAGTATTTAGAAGAAACAGGATATAACGGAACAGGACATACACTATGATTATTGAAACACCGTATAAAGCTAACGACACAATTACAATCCGTACCAGTGCTGGTGAAGAGATTGTAGCACGGTTCCAAGAAGAAAACGATAAAACTGTTACAGTAACTAAACCAATGGCATTGCAAGCAACACAGCAAGGCATCGGGCTAGGGCCATTTGCGTTTACTGTAGATCCGCAACAAAAAATCAAACTAAATAAAAGTGCAGTTCTGTTTATTCATAAAACAGAAGAAAGTATGGCTAAACAATACATTCAAAGTACAAGCGGAATTTCAATAGTTTAAGGAGATTGTATGCCGTTAATAGCAAGGAAAGATGCAGTAGACATTGTTAACACAATACATGTGAGTGTCGGTGACGCTGATCCTCTTGATGGTATTGCATGTGATGCTGCTCCTCAAACTATTGCTACCGAAGCAGGTAGCGGCGATGTCTTTGCTGAAGGCGTAGGTGTAGTTCGTGACGGCGATGTAGAACAAAGTCACACTATACCCGGTTGCTCTAGTCATCAGACCGGCTTGGCTACCTTTAGTCCTAATGTATACGCAAACGGAAAAGCAGTTGGACGTTTGAATGACACATATGCATGTGGTGCAAAAATAGTAAATGTTACTCAAGGTACTGTATTTGCAAACGGCGGTTGACAATCTCTCTAATCTATGCTATAAAATAATGTAAAAGGCAAAAATAGAAAGAGGCACAATATGAAATACAACAACAAAGTAATCCTTACAGACGCAGATGGTGTGTTGCTGAACTGGGAGTTTGCGTTCTGCACGTGGATGGAGCAACATGGATACACACAAATTAAAAATGGCAATCACGAGTATGATATTGCCAAGCGTTTTGGAATTACCAAAGACGAAGCAGTTGCTAAAGTATTGATTTTTAATGAAAGTGCTGCTATTGGGTTTCTACCAGCACTGCGTGATGCAATGTACTATGTCAAGCGACTGCATGAAGAACACGGCTATGTGTTTCGTTGTATTACTAGCCTTAGCCTTGATCCAAATGCTTACAAATTACGCAAAATGAACTTGGAAAAACTGTTTGGTCCTACAGCATTTGAACAGTTAGTTTGTTTAGACACTGGTGCTGATAAAGATGAAGCATTGTTGCCATACAAAGACAGCGGACTTTATTGGATTGAAGACAAAGTTAGCAATGCTGTTCTAGGCAAAGAACTAGGACTACGCTCTATTCTTGTTGAACACGGATTTAATATGAAAGAACATATCTTTGGTATTAAAAAAGTTACTAACTGGAAAGAGATTTATGAGTATATTACATGACGAGGTAACTTTTTTGACCGAGACACACGAGGAGTTAAAAACTGCTTTTGCTATCTATGTTAGAGAATCGGAAAAATTCGAAGAGCAGGGAGTAAAAGTCTCTGCTCAACGAGCTCGTGAAGCATTGCAGGAATTAAAACAGCTGATTGTGATCCGTAGAAAAGAAATACAAGAAAAGAAAGCACAAACATGATTACACATCATATTGGTCCAACTGATATTTACATTTGTGAAAGCACTGCTAATTGTATTATTTACAATCCAACTGAAACTCTCGCAAGTCAGATTGCTGAATATATATTTGTAAACAATTATATTTGTGGAGCCATTTATCACGAAAACTACAACAAAGCATTTGCATTACATCGTATGATAGGCGGTAATATTATCACCGACCAAGCACAAGCTGAAGCATACGAAAACACACTATGTTAGCGCCATAAATTTTTTTTACTGTAAATACAGTATGACAGCAAAAGAGTTTAAATGGGCCAATGAGTTACACTGGATGGTCAAAGGACATCTTATTCCGCAAGAGTGGGCTAACGATGAACAACAAGTAAAATCAATGGAAAATAGTTATTTTAAGCGTCTCTGGGGAAACCACGAGGCGCTTTATCGTAAAGACGGTTTCGATCTAGCATGGGAGAAAAGATATGGTAACCTCGAAAATAGCGCAACTTAGCGAAACAGATTTAGATTATTTAGACCAACTACTACACCGAGAGTTTTCAAAGCAGTGTAGTAACAGCACACAGTGGCGTAGTAAAAACGGTTATCAAGACCCATGTGATAAAACTAAAACATTACGCAGATTGATGGAAGCAGTACACAGTCAGAAAAAGATTCTCACCATGCCTAAATGGTGATATATACTGTATGACTCACGCACATAAACTAGCAGTAATACAAGGCATCGCATGGATCGGTGCAGCATACAGTTTTTTCATCTTTAACTTTCCTACTATCACTTGGGTAATACTAATAGGTTATCTAATTGGCGTAGTAGGAGGTATTGTAGGACTACACAGATACTTTTCTCACAGAAGTTTTAAAGTAAATCGCTTCTGGCATTATGTGTTGATGTTTACAGCCGTTATACAAGGATTAGGATCTCCTATTGCTTGGGTGAGCTGTCATCTAAAACACCATGCTCACAGCGACACAGAAAAAGATGCACACAGTCCTAAGCACAAAGGCCGCTTCAAGGTGTTTTTTGGTTACTTTTTTGATGTCTATGATGTTCAACCAAAGTATGCTGTGACGTATCTAAGAGATCCAGTTCACAAGTTTGTTCACAACTATTACTTCTGGCTCAACGGTGCTTATGCTGCAATACTTCTGGCAATCAACCCATTGTTAATATTTCCGTTATACTTCTGGCCTGTGGTGTTTGGCGTGCTGTTCTGTGGTATCACAAATGTAATCAGTCACTGGAACTTTGTACCCGAAGACAACTGGGTTGTAGCAATCTTAACCAGTGGCGAAGGACAACACAAATATCATCACGATAATCCAAATGAAGCAGTGTTACCCTTTCCAGACTTTGCAGGATTTATTATTAGATTAATCCGCAAAAAGTCGTTGACAACTTAATCAAAATACACTATAACTGTAGTACGATGTGAACGAAGCCAAAGAGGGCAACAATGTCGCGTTACAAAGAACGATACTACGCACCCAGCGATTGGAACTTTAAGGACAATCTGCTTGTTGGTACT